CGCGACCCGTGCGACTGCGCTCCCAGCGCTTGGCGTGGCGGCCTGCTCGACGCGCCCTGCCCGTGCGGTCGGCGTCGCTGCCTCGACGAGTGCTCATGCGGGGGTGGCGGGCAGGACTGCGGCTGCCCGCGACCGGTCGGCGATGAGCTGCTGGAGTCCGACGACGACATCGGCGACGAGCTACAGGAGATGCTCGGCGTCGACGGGCCGCTGGTCGCCGAGGTCGTCGACCTGTTCGAAGGCTCCGATTCGGCGTGGGCGCAGACGCACGGTGGGGTGTGGTTCCTCCCCGCCGGCAAGGAGCGGCTGATCGCCATCATCCCAGGAGACCCGGCTGGGCGGGGAGGGTGGGACGTGGTAGCGATGAACTCCAAGGGCCCCGGCTCCCGGTGGGTCGTCAAGGGCGTCTCAGAGCTCGCCTACGCCATGGCACACGCCGAGGGTGACGTGACCCCTGCCGAGCAGACGATCGCGCGCCGTGAGGCACGGTGGCGGCGCGGGAAGCCCAGCGACGCGGCGGCCGGCCTGGCGCGCAACCTCGGCATCGCGCTGAGCGGGCTGGAGACCGGCGGGGAGGTGAGCACGATGATCGGACGCGTGTTCGCCAGCAGGCGCATCGACCCGCACGTACCGGCCTACGCCAGGCGCCAGCTGGCCGGCACGCGGTGAGCGGGCGTTCCAGGTCGAGCAGGTGGCGATCCGAGCACGGGGCCAAGCGTCGGCACCCGACGTACGCCGAAGCCCTCGCCCACGCCATCAGGATCAACTGGATGGGGCGGCACGCCCGTGGGGGTGAGCTGCGCTGGCCGTACGAATGCCGCTGGGGTCAGTGGTACCGGGATGGCGAAACGGCTGACGCGCACTGGCACGTCGGTAGGCGGGTAGAGGGGGATATGTCGTGTTCGGGGTGAGGGCTACGCGAGGCTGCACGTGCGGATCGTGCATTACTCTGCGTGAGGTTCCTACGGCGTCGCGGGTGGGGCGCGGCGTCACTGTGCTCGTTATCCTCATGATGATCGCTGGTGGCTTCGTGCTCATCGCACTGCTACTCGCGTGGGCATGCGAAGTCGTCGCATCAAGGCTCTGACAAGGGAAAATGGGGGTCAAAACGATGACGCGTCGTAAGGTCGGAGGCGATGAGCGGGCGATCAAAACGACTGAGCGAGACCGCACGGCGGCGCAGCTGCGCGAGGACGGCGTGGGGTGGCTGGTGATTGCGGAGCGTCTCGGTTACGCCAGTCCTGGACACGCGCACCAGGCTGTTCAGAAGCTCCTCGACCGCATCCCGGTCGAGGCGGTCGAGGCGTTACGCAAATCGGAGAACGCGCGCCTCGACGCTGCGCGCGCCGCGGCGCTCGACGTGCTGCGTCGCCGGCACGTCGCCGTGTCGAACGGGCAGCTGGTGTACGAGGACAAGGACGGTCGTCAGCGACCGGTCGAGGACGACGCTCCGGCGCTCAAGGCCTTGGAGGTGATCGTGCGGATCAGCGAGCGGATGGCCAAGCTGAACGGTCTGGACGCGGCTCAGCAGGTGGAGCTCTCCGGCGCAGTGAACTGGACGCTGGTCGGCGTCGACCCTGAGGCGTTGACGTAGCGGTAGCGGTCGCGCCTCTTGCTATGCTGTCAGCATGACTCGGGTGGCGAAGGTGAACGTCACGGTGATCGCCGTGCGTGAGGCGTGGTTGGACGCCGAGCGGCGCCGTGCGGACCGATGGAGTGGCGGGGAGGGAGGCGTCACGGCGCGGTCGGTGCGGCAGCGCTGGGGTGCCTTCCTCCTGCAGACCGGACGCGCGTCGCTCACGCCTGCCCAGCGGCGTAGCGTCAGGCGCCGCTCGACACGCGTTGAGCTGCTGTCGTTGACCTCCGGCGAACGTCTGCTCATCGGGGCGCAGCTCAGGTGACGGCAGCTCTCGACCTCGGCGACCTGGGCATTCTGCCTGCGCGGCCGGCAGCGACGGTCGACCGCGTGTTCGAACCGCGCGGCGCCGCACGTGAGCTGTTCGCCTGCCGAGCGCCCGAGGTACTGGTGGTCGGCAGTGCTGGGACGGGCAAGAGCCGCTCGGCGTTGGAGAAGATCCACGCCATGGCCCTGGCGAACAAGGACATGCGCGGCCTGATCGTGCGCAAGACCGCGGTCAGCCTCGGCTCGACCACGCTGGTGACCTTCGAAGAGCAGGTGTTGCCGGTCAGCTTGTCGCATGGACACGTCATGCATTTCGGCGGCTCGACCCGCAAGGCTACCGCTACCGCAACGGCGCGGTGATCAACTATGGCGGCATCGACCGGCCGACCCGCATCATGAGCTCGGACTACGACGTGATTCTCGTCGATGAAGCGACCGAGTTAGACGAGGGTGACTGGGAGGCGTTGACCACCCGCCTACGTCATGGGAAGGTGTCGTTCCAGCAGCTGATCGGGTGCTGCAACCCCGACAAGCCCACGCACTGGCTCAAGGCGCGCGCCGACCGCGGCGCACTCGTCGTGCTCACCTCGATCCACCGCGATAACCCAAAGTTCGTCGAGCGCGACGGGTCGCCCACGCCGATCGGCGCGGAGTACCTCGCCAAGCTCGACGCGCTCACCGGCGTGCGCAGGCTGCGCTTGCGTGACGGACTCTGGGCTGCGGCCGATGGACTCGTGTACGAGTCGTGGTCCGAGCGCGAGCACCTGCTGCCGGCCATCTGGCTGCCTCCGATGGATTGGCCGCGGTACTGGGTGATCGACTTCGGCTACCGCAACCCGTTCGTCTGCCAGTGGTGGGCCAAGGGCCCGGACGGTGAGCTTGTCATGTACCGCGAGCTGTATCGCACCGGGCGCCTGGTCGAGGACCACGCCAAGGCCATGCTCAAGGCGTCCACCAAGGCCAACGGCGAGTGGCGCGAGCCGAAGCCCAGCGCGATCATCTGCGACCATGACGCGGAGGACCGCGCGACGCTGACCAGGCACCTTGAGATGCCGACCACCCCGGCGCGCAAAGGTGTGTCCGACGGCATCCAGGCGGTCCAGTCGCGCATGCGCCTGCCGGAAAACGGACTCCCGAGGCTACGCTTCGTGCGGGAATGCCTGGTCGGAGGGCGTGATCCGGTGCTGACCGACGCCAAGAAGCCGGCCTCGACGGTGGAGGAGTTCCCCGGCTACGTATGGGAGGATCTCCACAAGAAGGAAGCACCGGTCAAGGAAGATGACCACGGCATGGACTGCGTGCGCTACCTCGTCGCACACCATGACCTGCACAAAGAGCCGAATATCCGATGGCTGTAGGGGGAGGAGAGGGCGGCTATGGTCTCCTGGTCGATGACCGGGCGTGAGTCCGCTGTCACGGTCATCGCGCGCCGAGCCGCTCGCCTGGTGCGCCGCTCGACCCGCGCCACGCGCGTACGTCTCGTCGCCGCCCTCACGCTCGCGCTGCGCCTGGTGCTGGTGCTGGCCGCCTGCGCCGCGCTCGTCGCTTCGGCGTGGATGGTCGCCGTGCCGCTGGGCCTGCTGGCCGGTGGCGTCGCGCTGTTCTTCCTGGAGTGGCTGGTCAAGGATGGGTCGGGCGGTAGCGGATGAGGTCGCCACTCGGAGCGCTCATCTCGGGACTGCGCAACCGTCCGTCGGTGCCGTACGTCGGGCGCAACGCGCCGAGCCTGATCAACCGCGCAGGCACCGGCAGCGCCACGGCGACCATGACCGCCGAGCTTGATTCGCTCGGGTCCAGCTCGACCCTGTTCTCGATCGTCAACAAGCTCGCCACAGGCACCAGTTCGATCGACTGGCACATGCACAGGATCGCCCAGCGCGCGCCGCGAACCTCGGCAGCCTGCGACATGTGCGAAGCGCCCGGCGTGAGCTACGTGCAGGCGCATCCGGCGCTGTCGGTCTGGAACAGGCCCAACGACTTCTTCACCAGACAGGAGTTCGTCGAGACCGAGCAGCAGCACATCGACCTGACCGGCGAAGGCTGGTGGCTGGTGGTCCGGCTGGGAGGAAGGCCCATCGAGTTGTGGCCGATCCGCCCCGACCGGATGGCCCCGGTGCGCTCGGCGACGGAGTTCCTGTCCGGCTACGTCTACCGCGGGCCCGAGGGCGAGATGATCCCGCTGGGTATCGATGAGGTCGTGCAGATCCGGATGCCCAATCCCGTCGACCCGTGGCGCGGCATGGGACCGGTGCAGGCGCTGCTGAACGACATCGATGGACTGCGCTACTCCAAGGAGTGGAACCGCCGCTTCTTCGAGAACAGCGCCGAGCCCGGCGGTGTGATCGAGGTGCCCGAGACGCTCGACGACAACGCGTTCAAGCGCCTGCAGGCGCAGTGGGGCGAGCAGCACCGGGGCGTCAGCAACGCGCACCGGGTGGCGATTATCGAGAACGGCTCGAAGTGGAACGCCAGCCAGATCACGCACAGGGACATGCAGTTCACTGAACTTCAGCAGGTGTCCCGAGAGGTGCAGCGCGAGGCTTTCGGCGTACACGGTCACATCCTGGGCCTGAGTGAGGACGTCAACCGCGCCAACGCCGAAGCTGCCGACGTCAGCTTCGCGCGGCGCCTGCTCGTCCCCCGCGCCGACCGGCTCAAGGGTGCGCTGAACGCCGACTTCCTACCGCTCTTCGGCACGATGGGTAAGGGGTATGAGTTCGTCTACACCTCACCCGTGCCGGAGGACCAGGAAGCCGACAACGCCGAGCGCGCGTCCAAGACCACGGCCTACAGCACGCTGGTGCGCGCCGGTGTCGATCCGGAAGACGCCGCGATCGTCTGCGGCCTTCCTCCCATGCGTCACACCGGTGTGCTGGCGCAGCCCGTACCCGTAGGAAGTGGAGCACCCCATGGCAGTTGATCTCGCACGCCTGCGCAACCTGGCCGACCAGGCGCGCGCCAGGGCAGCCAAGTCGCAGCGCACCCGCGACGGTCGCTCGTGGTACCGCTTCACCAATTCCGGCGGAACCGGGGTGCGGGTGGAGTTGTACGACATGATCGGCGAGTGGGGCGTCACCGCGCAGGACTTCGTGTCGGACCTGCGCGCGGCCGGCACCGGCCCGCTCGACCTGCACGTCAACTGCGAGGGCGGCGAGGTCTTCGACGGGCTGGCCATCTACGAAGCGCTGGTGCAGCACCCCGGACACGTGCGCGCCACGGTAGACGGTATCGCGGCGTCGGCCGCCTCGTTCGTGATCCAGGCGGCGAACGAGCGCGTCGTCGCCAGGAACGCACGCGTCATGATCCATGACGCGCACGGCCTGGCGGTCGGCAACGCCCGGGACATGCTGGCCATGGCCGCCCTCCTCGACGACCTGTCCGACAACATCGCCTCGATCTACGCCGAGCGCTCCGGCAAGAGCACGGCCACCTGGCGCGCCGCCATGCAGGCAGGCGCCGACGGCACGTGGTACTCCGCCGACGCCGCGATCACGGCCGGCCTGGCCGACTCGATCGCCCTGCGGCCGGGGGAGGAGGGCGGCGACGGGCGCAACTCGCTGGTCACCCCCGGCTCGCGCCCGCCCGGCGCGGCCGTGAAGGAATGGAACCCCCAAGACCTCGCCACTACCATGGGCGACATCTTCTCCCTGTAACACAACCGCAACAGAAAGGGCGTCGCATGACCACGCTCAACCGGGCTCAGCGGCGCCTCCTGGCGCGCGCCGGCCTCGCCCCGTCCGCCGTCGGGCGCGCGTACAATCGCGTCGCGCCGCCCGCTCCCGCTACCGACGCGCCGCGCGGCGCCGTGCCGAAGACCACCGCCGAGTGGAAGCACTACCTCGAGGGCCTGGACACGCCGGAGAAGTTCGCCGAAGCGCACCAGGACGGGTCGTTCAAGGCGAACCTGGCCGGTTACGTCGACGCGCAGAACAGCGAGCGTGTCGACCTGCTCAACCAGGTCAAAGAACAGACCGAGACCACCATGACGGAGTGGCTCAAGGAGAACTCCGGGGCGATGAACCGCAGCGCGCTGCGGCTCGACATGGACGTCGCCAAGACTGCCGGCGCACGTCCCTCGCCGGTGTTCAACAATCCCCGCGCGGCCGGCGCGCCGCTCAACGGCCTGTACCCGGACCTGTACACCTTCATGCAGGACATCTTCAACGCCAACCGCGGTGGCTTGCAGGGCGACGCCGCACAGCGGCTGGAGAAGGTGCGCAACTACTCGGAGAAGGTGCCGAGCGAGGGCGGCTTCCTGGTGCCGGAGGAGTTCCGCACCCAGCTGTTGCGCCTGCAGATGGAGAACACGATCGTGCGCCCGCGTGCGACCGTCATCCCGATGGGTTCGCCGCGGCTGCATATCCCGGCGGTCGACGAGACCTCGCGCGTCAGCTCGGTGTTCGGTGGCGTGGTGGTCTACCGGACGGAGGAGGGCGCCGAGCTCACCGAGTCGAGCGCGGCGTTCCAGTCGGTGAAGCTGGACGTCACCAAGCAGACCGCACTCGCCCACGTGCCCAACGAGCTCATCCGCGACTGGGGCGCGTTCGGTGCGTTCATCGACGCCACCATCCCGGCGGCGATGGGGTTCGCGGAGGACATCGACTACATCAGCGGTAACGGCGTGGGCCAGCCGCTCGGCGCACTCAGCACGGCCAACACCGCCCTGCTGACCATCGCCGGGCGGGGTGGCCAGCTGGCTTCCACGATCGTGTGGGAGAACATCATCGACATGTACGCGCGGATGCTGCCCCAGTCGGCGGCCACCGCGATCTGGATTGCATCGCCGGACACGTTCGCCCAGCTGGCCACGATGGCGCTGAGCGTCGGCACGGGCGGCTCTGCCATCTGGCTGACCGACGGGCACAGCACCCCGGTGCTCACGCTGCTGGGGCGTCCGGTGATCATGAGCGAAAAAGCGCCGGCGGCGCTCGGCACGCAGGGCGACCTGTCGTTCGTCGACCTGTCGATGTACCTGGTGGGCGACTACCAGACCATGACCATCGACAGCTCGCCGCACGTGAAGTTCACCAGCGACAAGACGTCATTCCGCGCGATCGCGCGGAATGACGGACGCCCGTGGCTGAGTCAGCCGCTCACGCCGCACAACAACAGCGCCACTTTGTCGCCTTTTGTCCAGCTAGCTACCAGGTAAGATAGATCAACGTCCACGCACACGGACATCGGGGAGTGTGGATGGAACGCAAGCGGAGAACGCCTACCCGGTGTTACGCCCCTGTGAAGTCGTCGCCACCCGGTTTACCGGCCTGGCATGGGAAGACCTTCCGCAGAGAAGGCAGGTTCGAATCCTGCCAGGGGCCCGCTCTCGCCCGTACCCGGATCGTCCGGGAGTAGGGCCAACCGCGCCGGCAATGACCCCCCGGCCGGAGAGGACAGCACATGTTCATGGAAGCGCTCGGGCGCTTGTTCGACGTCGGCACCTGCGTGGTGCCGGTCGATATCAACACGTCCGACGCCGCGACCGGCCAGCGCATCTCGATGGCCGGTCACAGCGGAATCGCGATCATCGCGCACTGCCTGGCGGGTGGCGCCGACGATCTCACGTTCGACGTCCAGCAGCACACCGCGTATGTGTCGGGCACCAGTGCCGACCTCGACGCCGCGGCGGTCGCCACGTCGACCGGCATCGACCACTTCTACATCAAGGCTGAGACCGCGCTCGACAACGATGAGGCGTGGGTCAAGATCACCCAGTCGGTGGCGTCCGAATGCCTCGTGGTGGGCGCGACGTACGGCACTCAGCAGAAGCTGGTGCTCATTCAGGTGGGCGCCGACCAGCTCGGCGACACGTACACGCACATCAGCGTCAACGTGGCCTGCGTGACCAGCACCAGCCAGCTGCTGACCGTCCTCTACATCCCGTACGACCTGGCCGCACAGCGGACGCCGCCAAACCGGCCGAACCTGCTGCGCCCCGGCACGGCGAACGCGTAGGCGGGGGGAGACATGTCAGTCCTCAACCAGCTCAGCGCGTTCCGCAACGCCATTCTCGGCGGCGCCCCGGTGCTCAAGAGCACCGGCACCCTGGCGGCGACGACCGTTGACCTGTTCATCATCGCCGGTGGCGAGGTGATGGTCACGGCCCTGTGGGGCAAGGTGACCACGTCGATCACCGTGGCCAACTCCTACAAGCTGGTCGCCACGCCCACGACGGGTGCCAGCCAGGACCTCTGCGCGGCAACCGACATCGGCACGACCGATACCACGGCAGGCACGCTGCTGACGTTCGGGCTCGACACCACCACCGCGCCGCGCAAGCTGCTCTCGATCGGGTTCGGCGTCGCACTCGGCCCCTGCCCGGTGTCGACCGGCAAGATCCAATCGGTGTCGGCCGGCACCGACGGCGTGATCACGTGGTACGCCACGTGGATCCCGTTGACCGACGGAGCGACGCTCATCGCGGCGTAGCGGCGAGGCTGTTTCACGTGAAACATCGGCTCGGGTAGGAGGAGAGCGGCAATGGCACTGGAAGACGACAAGATCAACGCGACCGACGATCCGGCGCTGGCAGCCAAGAACGGCCTGACGTACTGGAACGAGGCGCGCGGGCAGTGGACGGCACCGCCGGCTGAGCCAAAGGCTGAACCCAAG